CCTTGACATCTGTGCCATTTTGTGGTATATTGGGGTCAACAGAGGTGTCCCCTGCAACTTTCACCGCTTCGGTTTTCGGAGCGAGAGCAGGGGATGCCTTAATTTTTTTATTATCTTTTAAGGCAAGGGTATATGTATACCCCCCTTCAACTCCATATTTCTTCTCAACGTCCGCAATGAGATCGTACACTCTTCCGTCAATCTGAACGGTTTTAACAAAATAATCAAAGTAATCCGCATCAGTATGGTCTTTTTCGTTTACTGCACTTCTATCGTATTGAGAATTTTCAATGAGGTTAAATATATCACCTTCTGCACCAACTCTGTCAATGGCTTTTGCCCCCGTCTCGCTTGACCGTTTTTCGCCATAAACTGGCTTTCTACTGTGTTTTTGGTCAAACTCCGCATAGTAGACGTGACCATTCCGAACAAACTTTGCGGTTCTACCTCGATACTGGTTTTCTATGAAGTTGAGGTGTCTCTTTTTCCTCTCCTTCGTAGATAACTTCATTACTTCTTCACTTGTTTCGTATACCTCGATTCCATCCTTGTTTTTCCCTGTCAAGGCAAACTGCGTAGAAACTTCCCCGTCAGCATTGGTCTTAGTGCCGTTCTTCTTCCGTGCCTTGGTGTCTGCGTTATACGCATTTTCAAAGGCTTTCATGGCTTTGAGAAGTTTCTTTTCTTCCTCTGTTCCGGCTTGTACGATAGACGAAAGATATTTGATTTCGTCCCATACCTTTTGATACAGTTTGCGATTAGTAGTCAACCGCTTTACAAATTCGGCATCTTGGAACAGATAATCCCCTGCGAGGTCAGCAATGACCTCTTTTTTTATTGCCTTGAATCCTTCCGTTCCCGTATAGCCTTTTTTGTTTTTGTACAGTTTCCATGCGGATTTCAACCGAGCATCGTACACCCCGGTATCTCTCGCATACTGTTCAATCAGATCGGAAAATTCTTGGTACAATTCCGTTCCTTCAAGAACGTGGGTCAACTCATGCCCGGCAAGGCTTTCAAAGTATTTGGGAGAATCAAGGTTAAAGGTAATTTTCTTCGTTTCTCCGTCAACCTTTGTAACAAAGCCGTCAATAATCTGCCCTTCTTCTTGTACACCAAGGGAAGTGTCTGCGAGTTTCTTCAAGGTAGTAACGTCAATTTCAACTTTCTTGTCCTCGGAAATTTGAGCGAGCATATCTGCGATTCGGTGCATTCTGCGAGTATTGTTTGCCGATTCGCTATTGATAATATTCTGAATGGTTTTCTGTGCATATTCGCCCTTATATTGGCTCACGTCCGCTTCAAACTTCTTGTAGTTATTGTCTCGTTCAACATAACTGTTCAAGAGACGGTCTGCTCCCTTCCCGGTGGTCTTGTCACCCGAGATCTTGTCGAAAACATTCTGCTCCAACTGCATGGCAAGGTCTTCTCTCTGCGAGCTTTTGAGATAGTCGGAGATTTCTGCTTCCAGTTCTTCGCCCTCAAACAGACCTTTTAATTCCTCAATATGGGAATCTTCCTCTGCAATAAGGTCTTGATAGGCGGTATAATCATCACCGCCCAATACTTCTTCGATGGTATCAATGGAGATTTCCCCATTTTCCATTCTCTCAACGATATTATCCCAAAGCACGTTCTTATTGACCTTTTCGCCCTTCTTCTGTGCCTCGGCAAGTTCGGCTTCATACACCTTTTTGACCACGGCTTCTTCATTGGTGGTCAAATTGGTAGCCATATCTCTACCCGTGACGGCAGAATTTACAACATTGGGAGAGCCACCAGCCATACCCATAACTGCACCGCCAATAGCGGCATCCAAATAGGATTGGATGGCTTCTTCGGAAGTAAGGTATTCCCCAAGGCTTTCATCGTCCATATAGGTAAGGTTCTGACCGATACGGCTGAAAAATTCCGTTGCAACTTCTTCGCCGCCTTCTGCAAACACCTCGGAAGCATAGGAAAGAGCGGTTCTCCAACCCTTGCTTGCTACGGCTTTTGCGATTCCTCTCTTTGCAATATCGGTCAATCCGAATTTGCTCCAAATCTTCATACCGCCGATATTTTCAAGAATAAGTTCTGCACCACCGGAGATAATAGCACTTCTCTGTGCTTCGTCCACGGTAGCCCCATTCGCATACGCATTTCGCATTTCTGCACGATATGCGTTATTGAACATAGCAATGGGGGAAATGACCACACCGACACCGGGGATTGCTTTCAATGCTTGTGACCCAATCATATCAGCGGCAGATTGCACAAGCCCGTCCGATTTTTCTCCCAACACGGAATAATCTTCCGTATTGCTCTTGGAGATTCCATTCCCCAACATAAGGTTTGTTACAAGCCCTACGGGGTTCGTCCAATTGCTGATATTGCTGAATGTTTTGGCGGTTTTCTCGGATTGGAGCAAGTCTGTTCCGTTTGCCCACTTGTACATCTTCTCTTCGAAATCTTTGTTCCCGAACCAACCGCCAACTTGCCCGGCAAGTTCTGCCCCGGAATCAATAATGTTTTCAGTGGCAACGGCAACGGCTTCAAAGACATTCTCCTGAACATCGTTAAATGTGCCGAGAATGGTTTTCGTGAGGTCGAGGGCATTCCATTCCCCATCGGAGAATGCACCGCCCTGAAACCAACTATTTGATTTTTGGTTTTTATTTCGGTCTGCATTTTGCACATTAATATCATTGCTATACAAAAAGGGGGTAATTTCGTACCCCCTTAATTCTTGCATTGCTCGTTCTTCTTCTTTTTTTCTTATCTCTGCTTCCTGCTCTGCAAGGGCAGATTCGAAATTTGCACCCCAAGAATCGGAAGCGGTGTTGGACGAATTACGGGCAGGAGCAAAAGAATCATCGAGTTTTTTTTCTGCTTCTTTTAACCGCTTTTCCTCTTCTTCCTTTTTCCGTTTTTTCAGTTCCGCTTCAAACTTATCACCGAAACTCATATTTCCACCTCTTTATATCGCAAGCCATTATTTGCCAATAGTCCACCCACGATTGTTGTTCTTATACGCCGATTCAAGATTGCCAACAAAGTTATTTTTGTTCCAACGGAAATGATACTGTCCGTTCTTGATATATCTTTCAAGTTTCCCTTCGGATACCAAACGGGCAATTTCACTTTCACTCTTCCCGGAAAGCCCTATATCGGTAAGGCTCTGCATATTGTAAGAAAACTTAATGTTCTTGTCTTTTTCGGTTTCTGCACGAGCAACCGCCTCTCGTCCACTTCGGCTGCTATCAATACCCACAGATTTGTCTTGATTTGCCTTTTGGTCTTTGTTGCCACCTTTTGCGGTTGCGTTATACTGTGCTTGCCTATTAGCCGCATCAATTTGTGCCCGCTTCACTTCAAGTTCCTTCTTTGCAAGAGCCGTTTGTGCATCACGATAAGCAATCTCGGAATCATTGACACGCTTCTGTTCCGCAAGAGTTTCATTGTACTGACGGGCTTCTTCCTTCTGTGCGATTTCTCTTTGGATTGTACCCATCATGTCGGAATATCTCTGCCAATACGATTGTTTCATTGCGGTTCTCTGCGTGGTAAGGTCTTGGAGCAACTGATTCTTATACTGTACTTGTTGAATTGAAAGTTCAGTACTCTGTTTCAAAGCATTGAACGCAATTTCCGCAAGCAGAGTATCATTCGCAAGTCTCGCTTGGGAAATCTGATTGTTATAGTCCACGATTGCCCGATTAAAGGTTTCCCGTGCCGTTGCAACACGATTTTGGTATGTGTTATACATACTCACTTGCGAAGATTCGCTGAACCCGGTATTCGTCAATCCGCTTGCCGCCATCTGCTCCGCATTTGCACCGTATTGATTGCTCTGTTGTTGCCAATCCACGTATGCACCGGACTGTTCCTTGATATAGTCCTTTTCGGTATCGGCTTTGTTCTGCTCGATCTCTTTAATCGTCAAGCCAAGACTTTTATTTGCAATGTCGGTCTGCTGTTTTGCATAATCATCGTACCCTTTGATAAGTGTGTCATAATACTTGTCCGTATTGGTTGACATAGTATTATAATTGGCTTCCAAATTGTTTAACTCTGTTGCTTCTTCGTTCTTAATCCCGGTCAACCGGGAATCGTTAAGGTCAACTTCATAGGTCGGAATATCTGCCATCTATATCACTTCCTTTTAAGGCAATTAGCGTTTTATGTATCCACCCAAGAACGATTCCAAGGTGACCGTTTCAAGGCTAAATCTCGTTTTTGAATAGAACTTTAACTGAATGTCTTTGAATTTCTTCCGCTTGATTCTGCTCACGAAATAGTCTGTGACATTCTCATACGTGCCGATTAACTCATATTCCGTATCTTCTAATTTCGCATATACGGAAATATCACCCTCGGCTTCTGCCACGCACCCTCTTTTGTTCGTGGTTTTCAATCTATGGGGAGCATTGAATTTATCCTTCGGAGTAACCCAATAACTCTCTACGGGACTTTTGTTGTCCGTAAAGGCATAGACACCGTCCTCTGTGCCTACATAGAGAATCCCATCATTCACCCTTGTACAAGTAACCCTCTTGTCTAACTCCCAATAGAACCATTCATACTCAATATGATCTTCATTGGTGAAAGCGGTTCGGGAATCGGCAAGGTAAACCTTGTTTCCGATAAATACAAGCAGATAACCTTCCCATTCTTCGAGAATCATATTTTTATAATCCGATTCTGCAATCATCTTGCGGTCTACGAGGGTACTACGATGTGCCACAACTTGTTCCGTGGTAATATCACCGCTGATACCTTCCATCCCTCGCTCGGAAAAGAATACAATGTCATCGTTAAAATTGATTGCTCTCCCGATACACCCGGTAGTAATACTGGAATGAGAAGAGGGATAGACTTTGCCATAATCATCGTCAATCGTGGGGTTATGGTAGAACACATTCGTGTTTGCATCGGACGGTTCACGGAACACCCACAAAGCATTGTTTCCGGCTACCATACCACGCACCGGGGAATCATCCATTCCTTCCCGGTAAAAGTCAAGGTCACTAAAATAGGTCGGGTCATTCAGAGAGCAATGGTACACCACATTCGGGTATTTCGGGTTTCCGCTAACAAATACACGATTATCAAACACTTGTACCATCGTGCAATTCAAAATCGTGTCCGCATATCCGTCAATCGTTCTGCGGAATGTTACACGCAAATCGTCTTTCCCGTCTGTAAGCGGTACAAGACTATTCTTATAGTCCTTGGGGGCATTATCAAAGATGATTCTCCCCTTGGTATAGTCCACCGTGTACTTGTCCGTTACTGGAACGTATTCCCCCGTGCTACCGACAATTTCAACAATAGGCTCATAGTCGGTGTCAATGTTTTGGGCATCAAGCCAAAACACCGTGCCGATTCCGTCCCGGAGAAAAGTGTTTTTTCTCATTCCCGTGATGAAGTTCACATCTTCGTAGATTTTACCACCACTGGGAAGATCATCTTTGCCCGTAGGTTTTCGGGCAATAGAAGTGGTCGGGACAAACCCCTCTACGTGCTTGATTGTTTTCCCGTCATATTGTAGATACTGTTTCCTATCCATGAAATACCATATATTTTCATAGACAAAGGCATTGCTTGTAGTTTCATTCAATCCGTTATAAAGCACGGATTTTGCCCCATTTTCGACCTTATACAATGTAGTGCCACTATGCACCAACATTCTGCCGTCATAAAAAAACACACCATAAACGGGCTTATCGAAGGAATCCTTCAATGCCAGTTCGGGGCGTGTTCTGATACTGTCCGTATAGCGATAATCTTTCCACATATTAAGGCTATCGGGGGAGCGAATAAGATTGATTTCGTCTCCCCGAAAGTCAACACCACGGAAATTGGAATAAATCCGAGATACAACATCTGCCATCAGATCTTCACACCACCTTCAATGGAAATCCCCGTCAACTGATACCGGGGGTCAAGTCTGCTCAACATCTGTTCATATCGTTGTGCGTAAATCGTGCCGTATTCCGTGGAAACGTCACTTTTCAGCAAGTCAGCCGCAACCCCATAGGGCATGATTTCAAGAACATCAGCAGAAAGTTCAAATTCGTATGCCTTGTCCTTGGTTTTCTCGGTAATCCGTTCCGGGTACACGAAAACGTCAATCTCTGCCGTTCCGTCCTCGGTAATCTTATATACCGTCCCATCTGCCTTGGGGATATTGCCGACCCCCTGCATAATCTTGACTTGGAATACCTCATACCCACAAGCCTTTTCAATTTCCGCAAATGTGATAATATCACCCTTGGAAACGGGAATCTCCACGTATTTCGGGATTTTCTTCATCCGAGCCAACTCGAACATGACTTGGTTGACAACCTCATTTTGCTTTGCAGCCAAGTCCGGGTCTTCGGTCAAATATTCGTTATCGGGGCTTACTTCCTCAATAAGGCTTAAGTATTTCTTTTTCATTTCTTCATAGGTCATTCTTCAAACACCTTCCATCCGTCGGGGTAAGCATCGGGGGAATACACATTGCCGTCAACTAAAGACTGATAAAGTGTTCCGTTGTAGTCCACAATATCGCCCGTATTGTAAGCATCGTGTGCCCCGGTAGGTTGAGACCATACGGGGAATCCTTTTTCGTCCAGACCGATTGCGACATACAGAGCAGGAGTGACATCGGGTGTCCAATCTCCTTGGCTGGCGTGGGCTTGTACAACTTTGTACAGTTGAGGGTCGCCCACCCCGTTTTCTCCGTAGGTCAAGAAATCTCCGACAGAGTAAACCTCGCCCACCTTCCAAGGGTCATAAATGGTGGCAACTTCCATCGCTTTTTCATCCGTGAGACTGGCAGCGAACATCTGCAGAGCCTTTCGGAATTGTTCTGCAATTTGTAATTTATCCATTATTACACCCCCAAAAGAGTATTCAATACATCATCTGCGGAAGGTTCGGCAACAGGTTCGGGTTGTCCGTCATCCTCGATGGCATATTCGCCGTTGTGGGCTTCTTTTTTGGCGATTTCCTCATTGGATTCGCTCCAAGGCATCGTTACCAATGAAAGAATTTCTTTAATCTGCGGTTTTTCTTCCGTTCCGTGGTTGACCTTTGTGCAAAGGTTATATTTAATAATTTGCATAGCATACCCCCCCCTTTTTTAATCCTTGGTATACCAAATTTGTACGTGGGCACTATATGGCGAATACCATCCATTTGCACTGATAGTGAGGCCCTCTGAACCGACATAAAGTACGACACAGTTATCAGCAGCATATATGAGCGGAAGCGCTCTACCATCATTCATCACACCAGAATAACGAATCGCTTTAGACGCAGACGCTCCGTGATATACTGTTTTACGCGAACTGTTAGGCAATGTCCCACAGTCAATCAATTTTGTATATACAGGTAATCCCTCAAACCGTTCCGTGGTACGATATTCTACACCTACTGTCATGGGTGGGTTGAGCCATTCTGTTTCCTCGTCTACTGTTCGAAAGAAACAACCGTGATATTCCGTACTTTCTACTGCCGGAGCGGCACCGACCTGTCCTGCGGTAACGCCGTGAGGATTGGTTTTGTCTTCCAAGTGCGATTCAAAGTTTGCTTGAACCCCTGTGTCAACGTCCCCAACCCACCAGTTTCCATTTTCTCCGATATAGGGAGCGTCGCCCGCCTCGCCTTGCGGCCCTACAAGGTTTTCCAACTGCTCCTGAGTAAAATCTTCATAGGTGAAAGGATCTCCTTGTTCACCTTGAATACCTTGATCTCCGGGATCACCCTTGTCGCCCTTTTCCCCTTTCAGAGATGCTTTTTGTTCGGCGGTAAGATCGTTAAAGGACATCGTGCCATCAGCACCCTTGTCACCCTTATCTCCCTTGTCACCCTTATCTCCCTTGTCACCCTTTTCGCCTTTAATCGAAGCAAGCCATTCTTCTACCGTTCCGTCAAAGCCGTTTTCTACGGCAACTTTATAGGCATCGGAGTAATACACTTTAATCGGGTTGATTTCCCCGACAAGTGTTTGTTTTGCCGTTGCTTTTCCTTCTACGCTCATAATCCATTCTCCTTAATACTTTGTACCATCGGCATAGTACCAATCCCCATTGTAATACCACATCGGCTTGCACTTCTCCGTGCTGAAAATCGTCTGACCATCAACGGGATTCGTCTGCGAGGACGGGTTCGTAGTAGCCCACACCACCGATTCCTGCTGAAAATAAAGACGAATATCTTCTCCGTCCTTGTATCCGTAGATGACCTTGTTCAGCATATTAAATAGCCGTTTCCCGGTGTATTCCTCATCATTTACATAAATCTTCCCGGATACCGAACTGTGCATTGCGAAGTCCACATAGTCAACACCGCACACAATGGTAAAGACAGAAGACCAACTTCGGAACACAGGCGTGGTCGATTTAAGATAATTGAATCCGTTCATAATATTTACGGAATCATTGACACAGTTTTCATAGTCAAAAACCACACTCTCCGTGTGGGGGAAAGAGATTTCGGGGACGGCATTCCATTGAATATCGGATTTTACCCGGATATTCTTCAAGTGCGAATTTGCCTTATAGGATTCCGATTGATTGTTGATGCAAGCAATCAATGTGCCGGAATCAAACGCATCTGCATTCAAGCAAACACCGAAACCGCCAAACTCATTCGTGAAATCGTAGTTTCGGTCAACGAGAAGCCCAATAGCACCCGTGTCAACGGTTGCCATTCCTTCGGTAAACTCACTCACACTTACCCTGTCGATGGAAACATAGGGGCATTTTGCGAGATTCCATCTTGCGAATCGAACCGCATTTCCAACCGCTTTGTCAACGAGGATCTGACCGATTTTTGCCGTGTTCCCCGTATTGGGATTTCCCTCACTTGAATCCCCGACCTCGCTATAGTTGATATTAACGGGGACGGAAACACTCCCAATGGAAGAAATGGAATCCACGGTAATTCCGTCTACAACATTCCCACGGCACACCAAGTCGAAAGCACCATCGTTTGCTTTGCTGATAATGCTATTGATGTGGATGTTGGTAGTGTAATCATCACTATCGTTGCACTCGATATCGACCGCCTTCATCGGAAGGGTTCTGTCTGTATACTCTGCAAAAACAGTATCAATCGTGATATTGTCACCCTTCACAATGGACACACCGTTCCGGCTACATTTATAGGTGTGGTGCAATCCACTCATAGAGATGTTGTTTCCATCATAGATGTAAACCCCATCCCCCCAAGCATACTCATATGTTCCGTTGTGGACATTGATGTTATTTCCGCTCAGGAATAAGCAATGCCCCCATTCTCCGCTCGTTCCTTCGTGTTCAAGGCGGTCTCCGATGAGATGGGGGTTGTTTAAGGTAACATTGTCGGAAGACACCTTTAAGGTGTAATAATTGGACTTGGTTTCGGGTCTCCGCTTCAAAGCACCGCCATCAAATTCGATGTTTATGGGGTTCGTAATTTCGATGTCCCCTACAAGATATGTTCTGCCGTTTAAAAGTCGAAGGGTTGCCCCGGTCTCATAGCACTCCTCGATTGCAGAAGTGACGGCTTCGGTATCGTCTACAACGCCATCCCCAAATGCACCGAACATTTCGGGGGACAAATGCTTTGAGGCTACGGCATCACGGACATTCTCATACCCTTCTTCAAGGTCAAGGAAGGCTCTTGCAACGGCTTGATTCTCGATGGGTCTATGAGAGGTTGCATCCAACTCCGCATCGACCACGGGGATGTCTTCGGGGTCAGTTTCGGGAATCTCTACGTCTGCACCTTCGGGGAACAGTTTGAACAGTTTCGCACCATCCTCGTCATAGCCGATAATGGTTTGCGGTTCGGTATCGGGGTTCAACTCGACCTCATACCAATAGTCTTTCGGCTTACTGATAACCTCACCAATCTTGGTGTCTTCCCCGGTCAAGAAGATTTCCACCGAAGAAGCATCGTCCGCAACGGCAAAATCTTTCTGTAACACAACGGATTCAGCATCTTTCTTCCCGTAAACCTTGATTCTTACAACGTCCCCGGCTTTGAATACGTGGGGAGTGCCGTCATCATCGGCAGTAACGGAGAAGAATACAATATCTCCCCTTGTTGCGTAGATAGAATTATCGTCATTCAACACAAACATTTTCTTCACCAACTCCCTTGATATTCTCAAAATCCTCGATTACTTCTTCAATCGTTATAAACTGTTCCACGGGCTTGATATATCCACGTCCCTTTTCCTCATAGACGAGGACGTCACCCTCTTTTAAATACACCGTGATGTCAGATGTGCTTTCGTACCCCTCACCCTTTGCTCGGATAATGGTATGAAGCACAAGGTTTTCTAATTTCTGCTCCACTGTTTCATTCGTGTAGTCCAGCACTGTATCTTTCGTTACACGGACACCGGGAAACAAATCTACACTTGGTTTTCTGATAAATATTTGCATCGTATCTCTCCTTCCTTTCATCAAGACGGAAATAATTTTCTGTGTTTATGAAAAGAGGGGAAGGATATTTCACCTTCCCCTACAAGAGTGTTTATACTATGCGTAATACATTTCTCTTGCCGGAGCAACGAGACCTATACACACTCTTACGCAAATCAGACGGGAACCTTAACGACCTGAATACGGGCTTCGTCAATGACCTTGGCACCGAAGGTATCAAGACCACGAACAAGGTCAGCAAAGTATTCATCGGAACGCAGGGCTTCCACTTCGTTAATCTGTCCGGCAAAGGCAATAGCCTTTTTACCACGCACGTCACAGTAAACATGGTTGGAATCCTTTGCCATGTTGTTGGACATGATAACTTCCATGTTGTCATACATACCAACAATGCCCTTCTTGATGTATTCGGGGTTGTTGGTAGACAGAGTGATCAGATGATTCTTGAACGCATTGTAGACGGCAGGGGAGATTTCGATAACACCATCTTCGTCAAAGTTGCGTTCACGCAGAGCAACGATAGCATTGTCGATTGCTTCCTTGACGGCTTCTGCGGTATTGGCGGTTGCGGTGGTAACATTAGTGCCTGCCTTAATCAGATTGGCAACATAGGTATCACGGGCAACGGCAAGACCATGAACGGCTTTCCGCTGATATTCCTCACGCAGACCGGGAACGGACTGTGCCTGTTCGATGTCGTCAACAAGGAAATGGAAAGCACGTCCTTGGTCGATAACCAAGTCCTGCCCCTTGTCGGTCATCTTCTCATAGGTCAGAGGAGTAGAGCCGTCATATTCGGTGATAGTGGGTTCACCAACACCGAGGATTTTAACGGTTCTTGCCAGTTTGCAATCCCCTTCATAGTTCCGCAGACAGTTGTCTACGAGTTTACACTTAAGTTCAAGATCGTCCTGAATGGATTTAGACCAAATAGCCTGAATAAAATGAGTAACAGCCATGATTCTTTACTTCCTTTCGTTAGTCGGGAAGCACGGAAACCATTATTTCCATTTCTCCATAGATTCAATTACCTTTTTGTACAAAGCAGGGTTTTTATCAAAGTCAGCCTTGGTAAATTTCTGTGCTTCATCATAGGTGTAGAAGTCTTTGACAGTATTTGTATCGGGAACATTGTTCCGCATACTTCCCATAGATTTGATTTCTTTTTTGGGTTTGGTTTTTGTGTAGATGTCGTACACTTCTTTGATAGGGGTATTTCGGTCAAATTTAGCCGCAAAATCCTTAAATTCTTGGCTGTTGTATTCTTCCTTTGTCACCCCGATTTTGGCAAGTTCCTTGCCCATTTCCGAGCCGTGAAGATGTTCTGCAAGAATACGGAAAGTCTCTTGCTCCCGTTTCGTCATCTTCGTACCGAGTTTTTCAAGGCGGTCAAATTCTTCTGCCGCTTCCTCGTCTCCGTAGCGAAGAATATCTTCTGCATCGGCTCTTGCGAGAATTTCCATATCCTTTGCGGAGTAATCAGCAGACTTTCTGTCTTGAATCTGAATCCCCTTTTTGGTATAGAAATCTCTGAAAGTGTCAATCAATTCCTCAACACTTTCTTTGCCCGTTCCGGCTTTCAAGGTGTTCACAAGATCTTCGTACTGTGCGTTTTTACGCTCATACTCTTTGTGAATCTTGGCGGTATTCCGGGCAATACGTTTTCCCATCATCCCGTCCACTTCTTCTTGCGTGTAGGTTTTGGGAGTTTCTTCTGCGGTCTGCTCCGTGTTTTCAGTAGAAATTACTTCTTCTACAAGGTTTTCATTGTTTTCCATAAACAATCTTCCTTCCTACTTTTTATGGGGCTTGTTCCCCCGTCTCCATGCAGTTTAATGACGTAAATGTTCGGTCAGAATATGAAAAAAAGCACCCTGTTAAAGGTGCTTTATCATCAGTACATATATTTCTTGCGGTTATTCCCTGCGGTGGATTTGCTCGGAGCAGAACTCCGCAACTGAATTCTTTTCTTCTGCATTTTTAACGGAGTTGCTTTCTTCTGCATCTTTTTGATAGAACTCGTGCCGGAACTCTGCTTCGCTTTCGAAACTTTAGTTCCACCGCTTGCGGTGGTAGTGACCTTTTTGGGGGTTCTTAAGATGGCGTGTTCCATCTTCGTTTCCCCACCAGTATAGGGGAGTTTTGCGGGCTTTTCGTTGCCCGTTCCCGTGTAAGGAAGTTTTGTAACGCCTCTTGCTTTTGACTTCTTGTATGCCATTTGCTTTTACCTCTTTCTTTTATTCTTCTTCCGGGGCTTCCGGTTCGGGTAATTCGCCCTCGGCTTCAATTACTTCGGATTCGTCCACTTGCGGTTCGCCTTGCTCCATCTGTTGCATCATCATCAGCTGCATTTGTGCATCGGAAATCTGCTCGGATTGTCCGTCCGGGTCTTCCATGAGGAATTGCATACCCCTCTGTTGGATCATCTGTGCTTCGGCTTGAATTTGTGCAATTCTGCGTTGTTTCTCTCTCATCAAGTCGATTGCTTCCCCGATTGCTTGCTTCGGTGCAACGGAATCATCGGGGAGAATACTATGATATACTTCCAATTCGGACAATCTTTCCACGTTGAACATACCTTGAACGAAAAGGTTCTCAATGGTCTGCTCTTGTGCAAAGCGGTCATATACACCCTTGGGAGTAATATCAATCTTTACTGTGGCTTGCAACTGTTGGAGAACAGTCTGCGGAATTACCACCACTTGAATGATTTCTTCCCCGGTCATCGGGTCTGTAACAGTTTCTTCCATCGGGATTCCTTCTTCGGAGTGAGCAATAAGCATTTCAAGGTCAATCCGAGAAACGTCCTCAATGAGATTCTTATACGTTTCTTTCTGCTCCGTCATCGGTGCTTGGCTTGCTTGCTGAACGGCAAGGATGGCACGACCGGAAGCGGATTCGGGGTTTACTTGCCCGGTTGCCGTGTCGCCTGCTCCGGCAAGGTCTCTCGTTACGTTGATTAAATCCTCTTGGAGTTGTACCACATCGGGAGACATCTGTGCCGGGGGTAGAGTGCCGACAATCTTGTGAACATCGTCCACGGGTTGCCCGTTTGTGTTAATCGTACCGCCCACGGTCTGCAATGCTGCCGGATTTGCCACCTTGCTAATATCAACAATCTTCTGCGGAAATGCTTGGTACATGACAGTCAATACACGTCTTACCTCGGTGCGGTTGACTTCGATCTGATTCGGGATAAGATACCGAACTTCCCCTTCACCACGTGCAGAACCCTCTTTTTCTTCCCAGTTGAAATGTGCTACCGGGTAAAGAGTAATCCCCATATCCATATCTTCCGCAATCGTTACCCACCGAGTAGCAACGGAAAAGTGTACTGTGCCATTCTTTTTATACATCTTGTAGACGATAGTAACCATATCGTCTACTTCTTTTTTTGCCGCTTCTCCGCTTTCCTCGAAGGTGTCATTATCCCCGATAATGTAATTCGCCTTTTCGCCACTCATGCCGAGAGACAATGCAAGGTCAACCGCATTTGCTTCGGGTAGTCTCTTGCGGATAAGAATATACGGCTGATTCTGAATGTCATCGTCATTCTCGTTTCCGTAGTAAATATCATTCTTCTTCACGATCTCATGCCGAGGCATCTGCTTTTCATCGTCCCAATAGACATAGAAAATACCCTCGTCATTGATTGCCGCATCTTTCGTTACTCTGCGACCCTTGAAGTCCATCTTGTCTTGTTCCCAAATCCGTCTTGCGTAGGAGTTGAGAATATCGCAATATCTCTCCGCTTCTTTCTGAAATTCTTTGCTTTCATGATTCTGCGAAGAAAAGATAGGCATATACAAGTTATCGTGAATTACCGCACATTTGTACTTAACAATAGGCTTGATAAAGTTCTTTTGTACGGGTTCAACATCACCCAACTTTGCCCCTTCCCATTGATTGCCGTTGTACATCCGATAATTGCGGTCTGTATCGGTGTAAATCCCGGTCAACCTATGGTAGTTTCGCCCTTTCTCATACAGAGACCAAATAGGGGTTTCTTGAATATCCTTTAATGCTTCGTTATCCATCTATCCCTTCACCTTCCCGGCACATCCTTTTGCCCTGCACCGCTCCCATCATAGCGGTCTATATTCTGCATGATAACATCAATGCGGTCTTGTTCTCTCCTTGCTTCTTTGCGGTCTTGGTTTCTTCTGATTGCTTCCATCGGGTT